CTGGCATGGCTTATGCAGATTATGAATTTTACACAACTTCATATTTCGGTTCAGTTGTGCCAGAAACCGAATTTCCACGATTAGCAGAAAGAGCCAGTGGTTTTGTGGACACAATGACATTTGACAGGTTGGTAGACGGACTGCCGACAAACGAACGCTCTCAGAAGCGTATCAAAAAGGCGGTCTGTTCATTGGCTGAATTAATGTATCAAATTGAGCTTGCTGAAAAGAATGCTACCAATGCCGCTGTGAGCGGTACGTCAGCCGCAATCGGGTCCGGTGGTAGCACGACAGGCATTGTAACCTCTGTATCTTCCGGCAGTGAATCCATTTCATACGCCACACCTCAACAGATCGGAGCGAGTGCGAAGGAGTGGAGTGCGGTATACAGTGCTGTTGGAGATACGCAGAAAACAAATGATTTGCTCCTTAAAACAGCTTTGCCGCTTCTGATTGGAGTAAGGATGGATGATGGGATACCAGTATTGTATGCAGGAGTGTAATTAGTATGAATAAAGTAATGTGCTTTTTAACTGGCGGGCATAAATTCAAAAGTCCTGCTGAATCAAAATGCAATGACAAAGAAAAGACTTGTACCATTACGGAAACTTGCTGTAAATGTGGAAAACAGTTTTCATTCACAGGTACATACAAACAGTTTGGTATTCCAGATGTGACAAGAAGTGGGAAAAATTCGTAGTTAAGTAGGAGGTATCAGAGTAATGGAAGCATTATTTACAAATGTAACTCTGATTCTGGCAGTAATCAGTGTTCTGGCGTTTTGTGTGTCTGTGATTACACAGGTGATTAAAAATGTTGGGTTTCTGTCGAAAATTCCGACAGATGCCTTAGTGCTTGTACTGTCTGTAGGAATTACTGTAGCCGCTTTTGTAGCGTATATGCAGTATATCCACATGACAATCTTGTGGTATATGATTTTAGCAGCTATCATGGCTGGGTTTATTGTGGCGTTTATTTCCATGTTTGGATGGGAGAAAATTACGGAATTGTGGAAACGAACGTCCAAGATTGACGTGGATAAGCTGAAAAATAAATGATTAAGGAGAGGGTATCATGTACGAAAAAACGGTGACGATTTTTGATTATTACGAATCAGCCACGACTGGAGATGCGTACTGGTATCCTCATGTTTTATCCGGCGTTGACCTCATTACGGACAAAGGAGCAATCCTTAAAAAGTATGGCGCAGACGCAACTGACAACGCACAGTTACACATCCGTTATACCGTTCAGAACGGCGATATAACCATTACAGATAAAGGGGGCAAGATTCTTCCATGGGTGCCGCCTAAAGAGTGGAAAAGGCAGATTAACAACGCTCTGGAAGACACTATCACATTCTCAGATGAATCGTTCTTCTGGGAGGGTGAGTGGACTGGTGGAACGGTAACTGACAGTGATTATCGGAGCGGATTTTATCAATATATGAACCAGAACAAGGACAATGTCTTTAAAGTCACCAGTGTGGGCGGACCGTATACACTGATACCACATTTTGAAATATTAGGAAAGTAGGATGCAATATGGCGGATAAACCGATCGGCAAGGACGCAGAGGGATATGAGATTCTGACAGAAGCCATGAAAGCTCTGCTGAATCAGTATCCGGGGTTATATGAAAACGAAACAATCAAATATGAAGAACTTGGAACCGATAGCGGTATCTCGTTCTTTGCAGATACCGGAGCATTAATCTATTCAGAAAAAGAGGATGTATGCGGAACGATGCACCAGGTGTGCCAGTATCCATTTATCGTGGTATATCGCACAGCTTCCGAAAAGGAGCGCCAGAAGCTATCTGTTCAGAAGTTTCTGGACAACCTTGGCAAGTGGATTTGCCGGGAACCAGTCACAGTAGATGGCACTGAGACGCGCTTATCCGCTTTTCCAGAGCTTTCCAGAGGAAGAGTGATAAAACGCATCATTCGCGATAATTCCTACGGAACAGAGCCGCAGGAGAACGGCGTACAGGACTGGTTGCTTCCAATCACAGTAAAATACGAATATGACTGGGAAAAATGGTGATTACACCACTTAAATATAACAACTAACCGGCTATCAATCGGAGATAGTCGCTAACCTACACAGCCTTTAAGAGTTATAGGCAGAAAGGACATTTCTATGGCAGTTACAGGCAAAATTGACCGTAAATACATGGCTCATTATATCGATGCAGGTTCTCTCTGTGGAGGACTGACGCCGAAATATGAGCGTCTTGGAAAAGATCTGGAAGAGTATAACGTAGAACTCAATCCGGATACTGAAACATCTAAAAACATTCTTGGAGAATCCACATTCAAGCATAACGGCTACGAAGTTTCTTCCGACGCTGATCCGTTTTATGCAGACACTACTTCTGATCTGTTTGCAGCATTGCAGAAGATTGTAGACGGACGTCTCAAAGACGATAACCTCAAAACAAAAGCAGTTGAGGTCCACCTTTGGACAGAAGCCACGGCAGGCAAGTATGAAGCATACCAGCAGGACTGCTACGTTGTACCGACTTCCTATGGCGGTGATACATCCGGCTATCAGATTCCGTTTACTGTGAACTACGTTGGTGAGCGTGTAAAAGGAAAATTTGATATCAGTTCCGGTACATTCACAGCTGACAGTGAATAAGCACATATACAAGGAGGACACGCCAAATGGAAAAAGTAATTAATACAAAAATTGATGATGGAATTCTCGTTTTTACATTCACAAATAACGAAGACGAAGTTTTTTCTTCTTTCAAACTGAACCCGACGGATATCAATGTAGCAGCACGCGCAGAAGAACTGACAGAATATTTTGAGCAGCTCAAAGATTCCATTCAGAAAGTCACTTCCGGTAAAGAGATGGCAGAACTGAATAAACAGATCGAGGATAAAATCAATTATTTACTTGGATATGAGGCATCCAAAGATCTGTTCAAGGAACCAATTACCGCAACAACTGTATTCGGTAATGGTCAGGTATTTGCTTATATTGTTCTGGATAAAATCGCAGGAGCAATCGTACCGGAAATCGAAAAGAGGAAAAAGAAAATGCAGACAGCAGTCAATAAGTATACGGAGAAGTATACAAAATGACCGCCTATGAGCTTCCCACCTCACTAAACATAAGTGGGGTGGATTTTTCTATTAGAACGGATTTTCGAGCAATCATTGATATTCTCATTGCGCAGAATGATCCAGAGTTAGACAAACAGGCAAAAGCAGTTGTTATGTTACAGATTCTGTTCGAGGATTGGCAAAGCATACCATCAGAACATCTTACAGAAGCTTGTCAGAAAGCTTGCGAATTTATTGACTGCGGTCAAGTTGATAATAGTCCGAATAAACCCAAACCCCGCTTAATGGACTGGGAACAGGACGGAGACATGATTGTTCCGGCTGTAAATAAGGTTGCCGGTAAAGAAATCAGAGCAGTGCCTTATATGCACTGGTGGACGTTTTTCGGGTACTTTATGGAATCTGGTGAATGCCTTTTTAATACAGTGGTTGGAATTCGTTCAAAAAAGGCAAAGGGAGAAAAACTCGATAAATGGGAAAAGAAATTCTATCAAGAAAATAAGAACATTATTGATATAAAAACACGTCTCAGCGAAGAAGAGCAAGCGTACAAGGATGCGCTGAATGAGATGTTGAACCTCAAATAGTTAGGAGGTGAATGTATGGCTGCTGATGGCTCAATTATCATTGATACTAGAATAGATACTGACGGAATATCGTCTGGTGTCAAAGAAGTTCAAGCGGCATTTAAAGATTTAGCAAACTCGGTCAAAGAAATAAATGCAAATATTAATAGCATATTTCACGATGGATTTGAAAAACTAGAAGATTCGTTTCAATCTTTACAGCAAAAATCAGAAAAAGTCGAAAACTCTATGGACAAAATGGGGAATTCGGCAAAAAAAACAGGTACTACGGTTTCTAACTCATTTAATAAAATGGACATTTCCGGCGCAAGTCGAAAAGTAAATCTTTTAGGTCGCCAGTTTGAAGGATTAGGAACGATAGTAAAGCGAATCGGATTTCTGGTTGGCTCTGCTTTTGCTGTTGGCAAGCTAATTCAATTTGGTAAAGAGTCTATAGAACTTGGTTCCGACCTCGCAGAAGTTCAGAACGTGGTTGATGTTACATTTACAACCATGTCTGACAAGGTAAACGAATTTGCAAAGAATGCTATGACCAGCGCCGGACTATCGGAGACTATGGCAAAGCGGTATGTTGGTACATTCGGGGCAATGTCAAAGTCGTTCGGATTCTCAGAAGCACAGGCTTATGACATGTCAACGGCTCTAACACAGCTGACTGGTGACGTAGCATCATTTTATAATATCAGTCAGGACCTGGCTTATATCAAACTGAAATCAGTGTTTACGGGTGAAACGGAAACGCTCAAAGATCTCGGCGTGGTAATGACCCAGTCGGCACTAGACCAGTACGCACTGGCGAACGGATATGGTAAAACAACATCCGCCATGACTGAACAGGAGAAAGTAGCTCTCCGTCTGGCTTTTGTGCAGAAACAGTTATCGGCTGCATCTGGTGATTTCATCCGAACATCTGACTCATGGGCGAACCAGGTACGAGTGATGCAGTTGCAGCTGCAATCTCTCAAGGCAACAGTTGGACAGGGACTGATTAATATTTTCACTCCTGTTCTGAAATTAATTAATGTTTTACTCGGTAAACTGGCAACTCTGGCAAATGCTTTCAAAAGCTTTACGGAGCTTATTACTGGAAAGAAATCATCAGGTCAGACAAGTGGAAGCGGTGCAGGGCTTGCCGGAACGGATGCAATCGCAGATACAGCAGATCAGTATGGACAGGCAGCGGATAATGCAGAGAAATTGGCAGATGCCAATAAAGATAATGCAACAGCTACGAAAAAAGCAAATAAAGAAACAAAAAACTATCTTTCGTCACTTGATGAAGTTCACAAAGCCACATCTACAGGTAGCAACTCATCGTCCACACCATCTTCATCTGGCGGAGGTGGTGGAGCTTCTGGAGGATTATCCGGTGCAGTAAATAATGTGGATTACGGTAAACTTGCAGAAGGCGAAACGACTATTAAAAAAATGTCCAAGCCGCTTGATTCCATAATAAAGAAGTTTAAAAAATTAGCCAAATTGCTATCAAAAGGATTCTGGGATGGACTAGGCGATTACAAACCGATTTTTGATGATATTAAGGAAAATATTAACTCTATCGGGAAATCCTTGCAGAATATATTTACTGATCCAGAAGTAATTGGAGCGGCAAGTGATTTTTTAGATACATTTGCCTATTCCATTGGAAGAGTATCTGGATCTTTTTCGAGGATTGGAATAACAATTGCTCAAAATCTTATTGGAGGAATAGAAAAATTTATAAAGCAAAACACCAGTAGAATAAAAACATATTTAATTGATATGTTTGATATTGGATCTGAGGTTGCTCAAATTGAAGGAAATTTTTCATCCGCTCTAGCAGAGGTATTTTCTGCATTTGGTGGAGAAATTGCGCAGCAGATAACAGCCAATATCATAGGGATATTCTCGAATATCTCAATGACTGCTATGGGATTATGTGCAAGACTTGGAAGAGATATGCTGAATATGATCGCACAGCCGTTCATTGATAATAAGGATATATTAAAAAGCGCAGTCGAAGGAACACTTGGGGTTATCGAAACAATAACCGATGGATTATCGACAGTTATTCAAAATCTTTCTGATTTGGTGACCGCATTATACGATGAGCATTTAAAACCTTTTTTCGATTCAATAGCTAATGGACTTTCAACCATTTTTGGAACTTTAATAGATGGATATAACACATATATTCTACCGGTTCTGCAAGGTTTGGCTTCTAAAATAAAAGAGCTTATGGATGGGGAATTGGGAGAAATGTTTGTAAAGGTCCAAACGTTTCTTGGCAAATTAATAGATATCTTAAAAGAACTTTGGGAAAATATTTTAGTCCCAATAATTAGCTGGATTATATCGAATGTGATTCCAGTAATAGCAGACGTGGCAAATGTAATTGGTAGCACTGTTATAGAAGCAATAAAATCCGTTATTAAAATTATTGGAGATGTATTAGATGTTCTGAGCGGAGTTATTGATTTTCTGAAAGGAGTTTTTACAGGAGATTGGGAACTGGCATGGAACGGAATCAAAGAAATTGCAAGAGGTGTATGGAACCTTATAAAAGATATTATATCTGGAGCCTGGGAAGCTATTAATGGAATAGTGGAAACCGCATTAACAATAATAAAAAGTATCATTTCTCTTTCTTGGAACGCAATAAAAACAGTTACTGTTACAATATGGAATGCTATAAAAACATGGCTGTCTAATACGTGGGAAGCAATAAAAACTACAGTCTCGACAGTATTTGATGGAATAAAGTCTAAAATTACAAGAATTTGGGATTCTGTATCAGAAAAAACGTCATCTATATGGGAAAGTATAACAACATTTGTTGACAGAAAAGTAAATGCTATTCATGATGCAATCGTTGATAAATTTACAAGTGCCAGAGATACAGTTGTAAGAGTTTTTGAAGGTATACGCGATACTATCAAAGATATATTAAACAAAGTGATCGGAATTGCAAACAGCGCTATTGGAACTGTAAACAGTGCAATCGGCGTCATTGAATCAGCATTTACATTTGGACCTTGGAAGGTTCCAACTCCGTTTGGATCAAGGACAATTGGATTTACGGCTAATTTCCCAAGAGTTCCTACAATTCCATATCTTGCAAAAGGCGCAGTTATCCCGCCAAGATCAGAGTTCCTTGCAGTGCTCGGAGATCAGAAGAATGGTCGCAACCTGGAAGCACCAGAAGGTGTTATCCGAGAAATTATTGATGATGCATTTGCAAGGCATCAGCAGGGCAGCAGTGGTAACTTCCGATTTACAGCGCAGTTGAACCGCAGAACAATATTTGATGAGATGATTGACGAAGCGAAGTTAAGGCGTGATGCAAGCGGCATAAATCCGTTTGAGTTGGTATAGGGGGGTGAGAATGTGGCATTTTCAATAAGTAAATCAATAACTGATAGATACAAGATAAATGGACTTCTCATCCCTCAGCCAGATGAGGACATGCAGTGTAACTTTGAGACCACATATTCAGAGGGAAGTAATCGAACTCAAAAAGGAGTTGCACTAATAACTCCGCTTTTTACAGTTATGCAATATAGTTATAAAGCCACCAATGTGCCGGTTGATGAGAAATCAACTAATCTGGTAAATGCAATTATTAAAGGAAAGCCGTTCATTTTACATCACTGGTTAGCACACAAAAATGAATGGCGTTCAGAAAAGTTTTACGTGGGAAAAATGAATTACAACATAAAACAAGTTGGGGAATACTATTTCGAAATATCATTTAATATGCAGGGGGTAAATCCACTTGATTAATGCATCAAACACTTTTAAAGAAAAATTGCAGGATGGTGAGCAAGTAATTGAAATCGTGGAGATCACCTTTTCTGACGGAACAACAAAGACACTTGAAAACGAGATTATGATCGGCAACAATGACTTTTCCGATTGTGCGGAGAGTAGTAGCTTCCCGGTCGGCGCTACAGTTTGCAAAACAATGAAGCTTGAACTGGACAATACAGAGGATCAGTGGAAAGATTATAATTTCTACCAGGCAAAAGTTCACGCCTATTTGAAACTCCAGACTTCCGTAGCAGAACCAGCCAGTGAATCAATTTGGATGGGTGATTTTTATGAGCCGATTTTAGACACTGATGGAAACAGCATAGTTCTATCCAGAGCCGCGTCGGAAGACCGATATGAGACGATTGATAAGGGCGTCTATACAATTACCACGCCAGAGCAATATGGCGAAATATTGAGCTTTACAGCGTTAGATGATATGTATAAGACAAACTCTAAATATTATAGCGCTCTGACACTTCCACAGACAGTTATGACGCTGGTAAGAGGCGCTTGTGAGAGTTTAAATATCCCTATGGGGTTTTCATCTATGGCGCATGGAAATGTAGTTGTCACAGCGCTCCCGGATAATATGACATTCCGTCAGTTGATTGGATGGGCGGCAATGTTGGAGACAGCAAACGCCAGAATTGACAATAGAGGATATTTGCAATTTATTAAGTGGAATTTCGGAGCTGTCGAAAACGACTCCTTGGTTCCAATCAAGTTAGAGGATTACGTGAGTAGTCCTACACTTTCCAGTGATGATATTATAATTACTGGTATCAGAGTAAAAAACAAAGAATCGGAATCCCTGTTTGGAACTGCTGGATATGTGTTGGAGTTAGAAAACAATCTTCTGTCTGACAGTGACCTCGGAACTGTAGCGGCATGGATTGGCGGTAATCTGGTCGGGGCCAGATTCCGAAATCTGCAAGGGGATCTGATTTATAATCCTCTGTTAGAATTTGGTGATATGGCACGCAGTTTTGATCGAAACGGCAATGGATATCTTACACCAATAACTGATGTATCATCTCCGTTAAATGGCATTACCACTGTAAAAACGCAGGCAGATGATCCCATCCGAAATAGCAGCACATATATGTCGGAAGCTACAAAAGCACTGGTAGAAGCTAGACAACTTGTTAAGGATGAACGCACAGAGCGCGAAAAAGCCGTTGAAAGGCTAGCAAATACGCTTAAGGAGTCTGGCGGGCTTTATATGACAGAAGATCCACAGGACGACGGTAGTGTAATCTATTATATGCACAATAAGCCGACTCTGGAAGAATCAGATATTGTATGGAAACTCACGGCGGAAGCCATTGGAATTTCTACAGATGGTGGAAAAACCTATCCTTATGGATTTACTGTTACAGGAGAAATGATTACAAGACTGCTATACGCCGAGGGAATCAATGCAAGCTACATCAATGCCGGCGCGCTGATCGTGCGTGACACAAACGGAAAAATTATCTTTTCAGCCGATATTGATAATAACCAGATTGTAATTGACGGCGCATCCGTGCGAATCGGTGCATCATCTTTGGACGGACTGTTAAACAGTATGCAAGGTCAGATTGACGGAAATATCAATACCTGGACCGGGACTCCTGCACCTACACTTAGCAATTACCCGGCAAACGAGTGGCTAACTGATACAGAAATGAGTAAGCATGTAGGTGATCTGTATTATGATGGAGACAGCCATGCTTACAGATTCCGCAATGATGGAAAAGGGTATTATTGGGAAAGATTAAAAGATACGGACGTAACAAAAGCATTACAGGATTCCGAGGATGCTTTAGCGGCAGCTAAATCCGCGCAGGAAGCGGCAGCTCTTGCAAAGAATATGACATTGCAGTTGAGCAACGAATACCAGGGCATTTCTGTTGATTCTGACGGAAATTACGGAACATTTCCCGGCAATGTGAGTACGCAGGCAGTCGTGATGTACGGAACGCAGGATATTACATCTGATTGTAAATTTACAATTATCAAATCAGATAGCGTAACAGGATCCTGGAATAATGCGACCAATACATACACAGTAACAGCATTATCCACTGACGATGGATGGGTAGACATCAAAGCAACATATATCAGTGTTTTATCAGTAGTTAAAAGATTTTCTCTGGCTAAAATTTATGCTGGGAAAAATGGTACAAATGGTGTTGACGGTCTCCAGGGACCAAAAGGAGACCAAGGCATACCGGGACCACAAGGAGAACAAGGTATTCAAGGCCCACAAGGACCGAGAGGAGAACAAGGAATTCCTGGAAAAGCAGGTGCAGACGGAAAAGATGGAAAAACAAGTTATACACACATTGCCTATGCGAATTCTGCGGATGGAAAAACAGATTTCTCTGTGTCGGACAGTAATCGTGAGTATATCGGTATGTATGCGGATTTTACCGAGCAAGATAGTACTAATCCAGATGATTACGCGTGGACACTTGTAAAAGGCGCGAATGGCGCACAAGGTATCCCTGGAAAAGCAGGTGCAGACGGAA